GCCAAGTCTGTACTTACAGTTTCTATTCTCGTTGAATTACTTGCCAAGTCTGTACTCACAGTTCCTATTCTCGTCGAATTACTCGCCAAGTCTGTTTCTACCGTAGTTATTCTTCCAGCATTACTTGACAAATCTGTACTTACAGTTCCTATTCTCGTAGAATTACTGGATAGATCTGTTTCCAAAACACCAATTCGAGATACATTACTTATCAAATCTGTTTCTAAAGCTACACTAGTTAAATGTCTACCATCACCAAAATATTCAACTGCATGAACATTTGTACCAACTACAATATTACCCGATGTTTGTAAGGATGTTACGGTATTTGAAAGTGTTATAAATCGAGTAGTTGTTGCATTTACATCTGTAACCTGTTGTAAATTACCAACCGAACCACCAACACCTGGTATATTAGTCAAACCACTACCATCACCTACGAATACAGCTGGTGATTGTAATACAATATCAAGAGATGCCGTGTTTCCATTTTCTAAAGCATCCTGGAGTGTAGATGCACCCGCACCTTTATACTTTTGTATATTACGACCTGTGTTACAACCAGTCATTCTTATAAATACGAATGATTATTTTCATGGTAAAATGAGGCATTTCCCTTTAGTGAAATCAGTAGGTTCTTCGGATTTTTGTTTTGGTATTTTAAACCCACCTTGACGATATACTTTGAGACGTTTATTATACATGGCGTGACATATAGACCACTGGTCGAACATATCGTAAATGTGTGGGTTGTTCTTTTTACCATGTGTTTCGCGCATAATCCTTCCAATTGATTGTACAATATCAGACTTAGGAGTCGCAAGTATAACCGTATCGAGCGAAGGTATATCGAGACCTTCGTGTGCTTGACTAAACGTCGCAAATATGATCTGTTTTTTACTTGATTCAGCTAAATCAACTTCTTTCATACCACCCATATAGAGTCCCGACGTTTTCTTGAAACTTTGGTGGAGTACTTCACAATGATGTCGACGATCACTTAATACGAGAACTTGACGTGTCCCCTTAACAATATTTTTTATAAGGTTTGCTATAACGATGTTTCGTTCACGATCTTCTGTAAGTTCGGTAATCATGGTCGCTAATGAAAGTTTACCGAATCGTGTACACGGTGGTGGATCTTGAAAACGTGGACATCTATATTCAATTGGAAATACTTCGACCTGTTCCTGATTTTCACGTTCAATGGCAAAGAATGTTGGTCCCATGAACCAATGTAAAACTTTAGTAAGTCCATCTTTACGGGTCGGTGTTGCCGATAGTCCAAAAATGTGTTTAGGACATATTTTAAAAAGAGATTGTGAAAATACTTTTGCACATATATGATGTGCTTCGTCAACGATGAGAGTACCGATAGTATCGAAATCATTGAATGAATATTCTTTTAAAGAAAGTGATTGGAGCATGGCGATGACAAAATCACAATCTGTTTCTAATTTGTTCTGTTGTACTACACCTATAGTGGCACCTGGACAAAACTGTTGGATACGTTCTTTCCACTGATTCGCGAGAAACTCTTTGTGTACCACAATCATGGTTCGGTACCCAAGTTTACATGCTATGGCCAAGGATACTGTCGTTTTCCCGAAGCCACAAGGAAGTGAGAGAACGCCGTGCCCAGATTTAAGTGCTGCAGCCAAAGCATCATTTTGGTGTGTTTCATCGCGAAGTTTTCCATTAAATTTACAAGATATTTTAACTGGTGTAGGACGACGATCTTCTTTTGCTTTACCAAATTTTTCTTCACCGTAAAATCGAGGAACACATAGACCTGTTTTTGTTTTTCTGAATACCTTAAAGGGAGGCGGCGGAAACCCAAACTCTGTATTTACAACGGCACGTACCGTGAGTTCTTTTTTGATTTCTGGTGTCTCACCTGTGAGATATCCCGAGCGCGTAAGACTCATTTTAATTATTAATGTATTAAAACTTTATATTAAAGAATATAAACAAATACATTATATAAAAATGACTGTTATGCAAATCGAAACTAATATAAAAAAACTTACTGAAGATATTGAAAAAATGAAAATTGGTGTATATCGTATGGAAGGTAGTTTGAAAATGTTATATGCTCTTAAAGAAAGTGGGGTTTCCGAAATAGATTTACCTAACGTATCCGAAGATGCTTCCATAATATCTTTACCCGAAGTACCCGAAGTACCCGAAGTACCCGAAGTACCCGAAGTACCTGAATCTGATGTAATTACTGAAGAATTATAAACATTTTATATATTTCAATACCCACGAATACCCACTATGTTCGTGAGCATTCCAAGCACCATTAAATTGAATTTCAGTTTGAACTCGGTCACCTTTTACAAGTGACTGAACCGGTGTGTCTCCATCGACATTACACATAACACGTCGGTATCTGAAGGGAACTTTTACTTTTAAAACGTTACCTTCTAACGGGTTATCGAGTTTTTGAGGAAATAAAACAACGCCCGTTTTATGTTCGTGTAATTCCCTGATATAGTCTCCTAGTTTATCAGGTAATGATATTCTAATATATTTTTTTTCATTGTAGTCGTACATGGGTTCGTAAACAGTTGCAGTCACCGGTAAAGTCATTCTTTACGTGTATATATTATAATAAGAAACAAAACTATAAGTATGAATAAAACGTGTGTAATTAAAACTGGTTGTAATGGTCTTCTCGTTTCGAATGTTTCGTGACAAAATGATCTTCCAACCTCTATGGCGGCTTCTATACTCGAATATGGTGTTTTTCTTTCAGACATCATACCACATAAAGCAACTTTTGAAGATTCTCCGTAAAATGGAACTTGTCCATGTAAACTCAAAACTCCTGATGATTGTTCGAATGACCATTTACCATCTTTCCAATACGAACCCCATCCTATACGAATACTCGATGGCTGTGGTACACATAATTGTTTGACAACTTCACTTTTTAATGTTTCTGGGTCGGTCGATAAAACTTCATCCGTGAGATTACATATAACACATGAAACTGTTTTATTATCGCTAAGAACTACGGGTTGTAAACTGAATTCTGTTTCCATTGTATATTCTAAATCAGTTTTAGGTAAACGGATTGGTTCGTCATAATCTAACAAAACGTTAATACACCCATACGTACTTGGACCAATTTTTTTAAGGGTATCTTTACCCCAATTCTCATCTACTAATTGTAACGCTTTACTATTATCTATACACAAAACAAGGAGACCGTCTTTTATTTTTGTTTTGTTTGTAAAAGAAGCTTCATACCCATCTTTTTCGTAATGCACCTTTTCAAGATCTCTACCAAACATAAATGTAGCACCCTTCTCTACGAGTGCTTTTTGCATTTTATCGGACATGACTTTACCCGAAACTTTTTGAACGTATTGTTTAGACATACCCACGTGATCGAAGCTTTTTACAAATTCAAATGCTGACATTGTTTCCCAAACAACACCATCCATAATTAATGGTAAGGCTTTGAGTAGTTTTTTACCCGAGTCAGAAAGATCGCCAAGTGCATCTTTGAGTGAGACACTTTTATACCTTCTAGGTTGTGCTAAAACACGTACCGCGAGTGACGTTAAAGTTAAATAATCTTTAAATTTAAGATACTTGAAAGTTGTAGTATATACACGCGTGTCTGCGGGTTGAAACATATCATCCCATTCAATACCCATTTCTTCGAATAAACTATTTGTGTTTACGAACGCATTATCAAACACGATTCTATGTGCGTGTAAATCCCGTTTACCCCCAGATGGTTCCCACCATGAACCACCCGCAGATTCTTTACGATCGTATATTGTAACTTGATGGTCTGTGGACCTGAGTATTTCCCATGCGACTGACATACCGGTTGGTCCGGCACCTATTACGTGAACTCGCATTTATATATACACACAAATATTATTTGAAAAAATTTTCATGGTGTAATATAAGATGGCACTATGTGCGTTAAAACCCATTTCATTAAAGCCACCATCAAAACATAAAACTAGGACGTGGAAGTTTGCTGGTGAATTTTTGATACGAAAACAATTTCAAAAAGATCAGGTAAAGTTTGGTGCATGGACGAGAGAGCAGATTATTGAACTCGGTCCTACTTTTATAAAATTGGGACAGATCGCATCTTCGCGCGTTGATTTATACCCTTTAGAATTTACGAGAGAATTGGAATCTTTACAGGATGACGTACCACCAATAGATAGAGACATGATTATAGATATGATTGAAACACATGTAAATTCGGGTACATTTTCATATTTTGATCACGAACCATTCAAATCTGCAAGTATAGGACAAGTTCATAAAGCAACTTTACAAAACGGTGAAGAAGTTGTCGTCAAACTTAGACGACCTAAAATATATGAAATAATGAAAAGTGATACCGATAATATTAAACAAATCGTTGCATTTTTGGAAAAAGTTGGTATAGACACAGGTACAAATACGGGGTATGTTCTCGATGAATCTATTGATTATTTATTGGCCGAAACTGATTATGAACAAGAAACAAAAAACGCGAAAAAATTTAGAAAATCACTCAAAAAAATAGATTGGATGAAAATACCTAAAGTACATGAACAATTGTGTACACCTGATATGATAGTTATGGAATATGTTCCTTCAGAAAAGTTATACGATATATCCGATTCAAAAGTTAATCGAAAAAAGGTATGCGAAGCATTGATAAATTCTTATGTGATACAGACAATGGACAAAGGGTTTTTCCACGCGGATCCACACCCCGGTAATTTAGGTTTTTCAAGTGATGGTAAACTTGTTTTTTATGATTTTGGTTTGGTTATAGAAATTTCAGATGAAATGCGTCAGGGATTTAACGAACTATTCATACACATAATAAATAGGGATACGAAAGGTATTGTTGATGTTCTTATTCGTTTAGAAGTAATTTTACCAACAACATCAGATACGAGTGATATAGAGCTTTTTTTCAAAACAACACTTAATTATCTAGAAACACTCGATGGGAAAAATATTAAAAATGAGATACTAAACGACGAAAATCTTTTAAAACTGGCACAAGAGAAACCATTTATTATACCAACGGCTTTTGTATACCTCGCTAAAACGTTCTCAACGATTGAAGGAACGTGTGTAAAACTTGATCCCGATTTTACGTATATCGAGTATCTCGAACCTATACTCAGGGAACAGGTTTCTGATGCTATAGATATAGGAAGTATATTTTCAACGGCGACTGAAATGCCAAACCGTGTAAAAAATATAAGTACGGCTCTTCTGAGTATGGAAAAATCACGCGCATCTATGAGACGATCTATGGAAAAAACGCGACGAGAAATGAGGTACGTACAATACAGTGTTTTATTGGCTGTTTTTGCAGGTAACTTGTTGGAAAATTACAAAGATGTGTCTATATTATTAACATTGTTAAGTCTCGATTTAGCATTTAGGGCTTTTCGTAAAAATCAATAGCGGTCGTTTCTGACGCAGGTGTGACAGAGGTTTTATTATCTTTGAAAAAATCTTTATGTTTTTCAAATAAACTTTTAGTTCTTTCAATTTCATCTTTGGCGATCTCATTTATTTTTTCTTTTATACCGTCAACTTCTCCATCTCTTTGTTTACGAAGTTTTTTACCAAACTTCTTAAATTTCTTTTGTGTGGAAGCAAACGTCGTTGTTATATTCGAAAGTGAAAACATTATATTACTTATATACTACTAACATTTTTTATCGAGACCCAACAGTCGTAACTTTTGTTCAAATTCTCGACGTTCACCTACAGATTCAATTGGTGTACCATTTGCGATAGCTTCAATTTCTGGTCCTGATAACTGAATCGCATTCATTCTAAAATCCATAAATGCTTTCATGGTAATCGGTACCAGTGGTTGTACAAGTTCGTAAATAGCTTCAGCGTAATCTCTAATTTCTTTTTGTGCACCGAGTTCCATTCTGAGACGAAGATAATGCATGAGATTATGTAAGTCTATTTTCCAATAAAATTCAGTATATGTCGATTGGGTAAGTGTACCTCTTGCCTGTTCTCTACACACACCGTCATCGAGTAGGTATTTGTATATTTCATACGAATTATCAAAATGTTTATTTAACGCATTTTCACGATCGGTGTTAATATCAATTTCACCTTCCGAACCTTGGTGGTTTACCCTTGACTGACCACGTAAAACTTCGGGTTTATAGTGTTCGTCTTTAACGACGGAGTACCTTGCCGAGTATTCATTCACACTTGCCATTCTGTGACGCATGTGTTGGCGTGCAATGTACATGGGCATTTTGATATGAAACTTAAATTCAACCATTTCGAATGGTGTGTTATGCCAATGACGCATTAAATATCGAATAAGACCCGTATCACCTCTCGATGTCGTCGTACCTTCTCCGTAAGAAACCCGAGCGGCTTGAACAATAGATGCATCAAGATTTTCTCGTGGCATGTAATCCACGAGTCTAACAAAACCATGATCGAGTACTTTTTTCTCCATTTAATATAGGTACGATCGCAATCTTTAAGATGTTATCCGAGAGCGATATTCGTAAAAAAATTACCCAACTTCGTAAAAGTGAGGGTAAAATATACGCACCACTCAAATATTTCAGGGGACTGAACACCCTTAAGAACGTTGAAACGAGATACAAAAAGATGTTGAAAAAAGACTATACACCTTTCAAAACGGATAAAAAGGTTGAAACGAGAACATCAAGTTATACATCGAAGTTCCGTAAAAGGTACCCGGGTGTAACGAAACTGAAAGATATATCCAAAGTGACGGGTATACCATTGAAAACTTTAAAAACAGTGTACGATCGTGGTTTAGCCGCATGGCGAACGGGACACCGACCTGGTGCGAGTCCACAAGCGTGGGCGTATGCGCGCGTACACAGTTTTGTTGTTAAAGGAAAGACGTACTATACGGCCGATAAGAACTTACGATAGTTAAAGTTTTGGAATAATATTAATATATCATGGAGCCAAGGTTAGACGAAATCATAACCGTAAAAGATAAAGAAAAGAAATATAATTTACCTTATTTTAGTTATAGAATATGTTGTAACCATAATGTGAACGGTGAGTTAGAACTATTAAGATCTATCATAAAAAATACACCCGGGGCGTGTATTTTTGACGTGGGTGCGACGGGATCGGTATTTCCGAGTGAAATAAATGAAGATATGTCTTTACACTTATTTGACCCTGTTTTTAAACCATCTGGTAAAAGTTGGGAAAATACAAACGAGTATACAATGTATAAGAAGGAAGTTAATTATGATTCAGAAAACGTTACCGTTAATAAATGTGGATTAAATGATACAGATAATACACTTTATGATTATTGTAAAAAAAATGACATTTCGAGTATAAACTTTTTGAAAATCGATACAGATGGACACGATTTAGGAGTTTTGAAGGGTCTAAAAGATATACCCGTTGATATGATTCAGTTCGAATATGATAATTTTTATAGGATAAATAATGATTTAGATATAGACGATATGTTTAAAATGTTACCCGATTGGAACTTTTTTTACGTCTTACCAAATGGTTTAATACCTATAGAAAAAATGAGAGATGATTATATTTATACTAATATTTTTGCATCTAAAAAATACCCAACTGATATAATTAGAGATTTTAAACCTATAATGATCGGAAACACAATTGAAACTGAACACGTCGGTGAATTTATGTTAGATGTATATTGGGAAGTGAAAAATATAACACCGGACGTTTTTAAGAACGTCCATTGTTTAGATTTAAACAGTCCAGATATGAATTATGAAAATTTCAATTTAGACGAGGTAATGAAAAGATATAATTCATTATACGACCGTTAGATCCTTAACTAAATCGTCTATACTCTTATAGTACCGCTTCAGATCTTTCATGAACCGTTTATTATTTTCGAGAACTTCAAGTTCGGTTTTATTTTTATAAATGTACGCTAAATTCGATTTAGAGTACCGCGTTCGTTTTTGGTTCTCGTTAGGTTTACGAGGAACGAGTTTTTTTGACTTTTTCGAAACGCTTTGTATAGGTTCAATACGTTTCGTGAAACTAATGGCTTGCATGACTGTATCGGCAAGATCATCTTTCTTTTTAGACGCATTGAATATAGGAATCCAGTGTGCATTCACTGTATTATTCCATATGAATTGTTGACACCGCTCAATGGACGCTTTCTTACGTTTAGTATACATGGCTTTACCGGGACCCGCAAAATCGGGTATTTTGAAACGCGCGTCGTAAATGATCGTTTCGGCCTTAGGGTTACGTATAACGAAATAGGTATGAAGAAAGTGTTCAACCATTTTCATTTTTCTATTTTTATCGGGTTGTTTTTCAATGAGTATCGTGTCTGCTTTTAAGATCCACGGTTTATCATCCAAATGGTCTCTTAAAGAAACAAATAAACCGTCTTTATGTTCAGGGGGAACACCAGAAACATCCCACTGAACAATAAGATTAGACGTTTCGTCAAGCATACACATTGCTAAATTTCGTATACCGACGTCTATACTTAAAATCATTAATATAAAGAAAAATTATTTCTTTAATATTAATATAAACAACGATGGCTGTCTTACCCGATCAAAAAGCAAAACTTGCAGTGTTACCCGGTGTAAGTGAAATGTCCCGAGCGGATAAAGTTCAGAGAAAGATAGACGAACGTGAAAAGAAAAAGTGCCGTGAATGTGTTGTTGAAAATGAATGTAAAAGTGACGATTTTTTAAAAATGTGTAAAGAAAAGTTTTATAGTGTTATTAAACCAGATGAGGGATCTATAGATAAATTAAATACTAGAACAAAAGAAAATACAAATAAATTGTTTTTGTTTTTATTTTGTTTGTTTCTTATACTTATTTTTCTTATAGTCGTTTTTAGTAGACTATAATTCATTTAACGTTTTGCCATTTTCATCATACCCGCACCCATTCTACCGAGGTTCGCGTTACCCATTTTTTTCTGTCCAGCTGGTGACATTCCCATAACTATAGCTAATACTACAATCATACAACAACACACAACACCAGCAATCATAGCGTATTTCATTGGACCTGTTGCAGCACCAATAATACCTGCAGCCGCATCACCAGCAGAGTCTATGGCCTCCGCTGCACCACCAGCTTCCTTACTGTTTTTAGAATCGATTTCAGATGTTATTGCTTTCGTAACATCACTGTCTACAATTCTTTCCAAAACCTTGTTCATTACCGCACCTGCGGCAACCTTCGCCGATACATCTTGTTCGAAATTGATATCACCTCCGACACTACAATCGTAGAAACCAATTTCTAATTCACCATCCTGGATCATTGTTGCACCAGCCATAGTTTCATTTATCTTTTCTTCTGAAAATTCATCCTTAATAATAGTTTCAATTTCCTTGTTAATTTTAGTTTGTACATTGGATTTATCCCCGAACTGAAAATTACCAGCTTGGGACGCGTTATCTAAAGCAGCACCCGCTTTAGTTTTCATATCTTCAGCAACTTTATTCGCAGATTGCGAAATTGATTTTGATATATCTGATGATGATGATTGTACATCACACGATGCTGTCTGTCCAAAATAAGACGGACATCCGATGACGGTCCCTATTTTTACAGATAAATTTTGTGCTGTGTTGCAATTAGCCTGAGTACTATTTTCAGTTTTTAGAATTGTACTGGTTAAAAGTTCAGTGGTCGATTTTATATTCATTTCATTTTTGATAGTTTGACTTCCGCCACCTCCCATGATATTAGTTATTATATATACAGAAAAAAATAACTATATAATATAATAATGGTCTGTAAAATAGATTTATATCATCACCCAGGTGGTGGAGAACTTTTTCAGACGATCACGGCAGAGACGGATGGTATAGTTGCAGTTGATGCCGATAATAGCGCAAATTCTGCGATAGTTAGTGGGTGTGGAGGTAAGGCTGGTATTACATTAATGGAACATGGTGAACCCGCTAATCAGGCACTAGCAACTTTACCCGACGGAAAATGGAATAGCACGCTCACATCCGGATGGAGTTACTTACCGGATCCATTCTTACTCAGTGATGAACTGTCAGGTGTAGGTATAGAAATTATACCAGAAGAAAAAATAGAGAAAGGTGGTATTATAAATCATTCCATTGACGTACCATCGAACCGAATGGGACCTAAAAAGGGGTATACTTTATTTAGAGATGAAGGATGTAAAGATGATCTCGTGTGTGCCTGGTATTACCACCCCGGAAACCCGGAAGGGGGTATAGATGATTATCCTCTCAGTACCACTGGTAATTTAAAGGGGAACCCATGTATACACGCGGACAGGGGTATATGGACACGATCAGGTGGATTCACAAAAGCGACTTCGACGGGTGGTACGGCCCTTGGAGCACAGATGAGTTGTTCGTATAGTATCGACGAAGGTGTATTATCCGCGTTACATGCTGATACTGCGGCACCTAACGATCCTCGTCGAGCTACATGGAACACCATCACCGGAAAGATATGCCATGAAAATAATAATGTAGTATGGGAAAACCCAGATTTTAAAATTGGGAATGATAAAACGTGCTGGGATTTGAAGAAAGAACTAATTAAAACTCAATGTGTAAAAACTAAAGCGAATAGAAAAGATGGAACCGAACCAATTCAAAAAAATTGTAAAACATTAAGGGAATCTTCACCCAAACACTTTACAGAAATAGTAAGGGAATATTGTCAAACTCCCGAGGGTAAAAATGATAAATACTGTTCGTGTATAAATACATTAGAGAATGACGGTACATGGTGTGACGAAGATGAAAATAAAGATTTTATTGGGTGTGTAGAAGCAAATGAAAATTTTAATGCTATGATAGAAGCTGTACCCGAAGACCATAAGAGGAAATTTTTCGGTACTAAACACTGTTTTATTGATGCATGTAGATCTACGGGTGATAATGTATATGTTGAAAATGGGATCGTAAATAGTAAAGGGGAAGTTAGAGGGTGTACTCAAAACATGAAGATATGCGGAAAATATTACCAAATGGATGGTACAGTTCAAGGTAGTACTATTACAGCGCGTTGTGAAAAGGAAGCTAAAGATGATGCTGAATGGGCTGAAAAAATGGTAGGTTATCAGGAAATGGGTATGAAAACGTATTTGGAAAATAAAGAGTTAAGGGAAAAAGAAGAAGAAAAGGCAGAGGAGGAAGCAAAGGAAGAAGCTAAAATCCAAGCTGTAAAGCAGGAAAAGAAGGATAAAGCAGAAAAAGAGGAAAAAATGGTAGTGGGTGGTGCTATTTTAACGATGGTAATGTCGTGTATAGGTTTAATTGCTTTAATTTATATGATGAAGAGTAGAAGAAGATGATACACTTAAAGAAAAAAACGTAATCTTAAACTATGAATGTGGTGTTGGTGGTGTTGCCATCCATTTGAGGGTACGGCTTTAAGCATGCCCCATAAACACGACGAACGACGAAACAAATTCTATACGTCCGGTAACTTCTGTTCATGGAGTTGCATGAAAACATACGCAATCGATAAGTATGGGTGTAATCGCGGTGGACTCATATGTGGTAATATGGTCATGATGCGCCGTAAACTTTTCGATAAGATAGGAACCATAAAAAAAGCACCACACCGACAAAGACTCATTGAGTTCGGTGGTGACTTAACAATAGACAAATTTAGAGAAAACAATGTAGTCGACGTAGAAAAACCTAGAGAAATAGAAATAGAACCTTTACCGGAACGTGTTATACCTATAGTTTCAAATACGAAAAAACTAAGTGATATAACGAGTGCGTCCGGTAAAAACGAAACACTGCGTTTGAAAAGGGAAAAACCACTCAAACGTAACGAAAATAACTTGGAAACAGCTTTAGGTTTAATCATTAAGACCAAAACCTAAATGTTTTCTTTGTTTGTTCGTGGGTCGTGATTTTGGAAGACATGGTGTTTTCCGAGAGTGAATCCATTTCTCACCATCGTGCGCGATCCACTTTAAATCGTGTTTTTCTATAATTTTTCGACACATAACACAAGGTAGTGATATACCGTCACCGTAACTGGTTTCCCGGCATATCACTAAAGTTCCATGTTTACGACTCACCCACGACGAAAACTGGTGTAAACGAAACCCCTTTTTAAAAAACGTATGTTTCAATTTTTTTATAAATCGTCTTTCTGAACAGTTTATACAGTCGCTCTCGACTTCACTTTCACTCCCTAATTTGGTCGTATAAGTAGTCACAGTAGTATATGACATTTGATTATACGAGCGAATTATTTTTAATATCGTTACAGTTAGTACACGTGGGTCCAGAAAAAACGAAGGAACAGTGATCACACTCATTCAAAATAGTAACATTGCGTTTAACGAGTTTGTTTTGGGAATACAAAATAAGGTCTCTGATTGTGTATACACCATACATAACCATGGTTTCTAAATTTGGAAACTTCATTATTATTTATACGAGACGAAACTTTATGTTATGTTATTTATTTGAAACACCCAAATAATTTTTTACACCCGGCACTTGTTTTTAACATAACGGCAAAACTATCGATCATACCTGGAACCATTGCCTTGAGTAGCGTTTCGAATTCGGTATCGACATCACCTTCATCGATTTGTTCAATAATAGAAAAGATTAAATCCATGACGAGTTCCTTCTTATCTGGACCAGAAACCGTTTTAAGATTTTGGGCCTGGAGCATGAGTGTTGAAACCAACACACACACGTTTTCCTTAGTGATACGTTTACCTCTGTACCTTTCAACAATTTTTTTCATTTCCAGCGCAACGTTCTTGGACTGTTTCGATTTAGAATCGTAGTTCATAACAATTTTTTCAGGCGTTTGGGAAGACATTTTATATACTATTAATAATTAATTTCTTTAATAACTATAATGGATACAACAGAATCTTTACCTATTATTGCTATAAGTATAGGTTTATATCAAATGTTATATAGATTTAATAAAGTACATAAATCTGATAATGATACCGAATTCGATATAGTTTATATTTTATCTGGTATTATTGCGAGTTTATTATGGACCGTTTATCAGTATAGAAAAGGAACAAATATATCTGTAATTTATTCGTCCGCAGGTTTGTTTTTGGGTATGTATACACTCTTAAAGATGTTAAAGAGTACACCCACTAATAAAAAAGAAGAATGAAAACAATTATACATAAACTACAATTCGGTACGGTTCCACCAAAAAATAAAAGACGAAAACGACCAACAACAAATGCATCTAATGGAAGTGATGGTCCACCACCACCCGGACCAAATTTTCCATTTATTGAAGTTGTAAACGGACGTGCTGCAATGTACGGGTCAGTATTGGGACTTACGAATTGGGGTCTTACGGGTTTGAATGTTGTCGAACAAATGTCATATCCACCATTTTCATTGATCGGTCTCGGGTGTACTCTGTTAGCAACGTATTCGGTAACGAGTGCTTTTACGACATTAACAGAGGAGGACTTTGAGTTATTTGCTATGCGAAATGTAGGACGAGGTGCTATGGTTGCATTCACGGGATTGGCAGCCGCTGGTATTTTGGGTGTTTAAGAGTGGTACATTCGTATTTTTAACTATATACGATACAAACTTAATCATATTCATTTTTTCCTCGAACGTAAATGTTCCTGCCCCACGTAACACGTGGACCAAGAGCATAATCATTAAATATATGGATTCGTGTATTTCCATATTAAATATTTTTCTTCTTGAAGACTTCTCCTAACTTAGGATATTTTTTAAACGTGAAAAAGGACCCAGCGAGTAACAAAATTATCCAACCGATAATAGACACAATCGCAAAATTTTTATCACTGGACTTAACCGTATCTTTACATTCTGGCTGACCCATGATATTCATGGCAATGGAGGATGCAGTAAGACCCATAATCGCGTATATGATTGTAAAAACACCACCTTCATTGTTTACGAATTTCATGAGTAAAAGAACTGCTGGAATCGTTATGGCAATGGCCATGGTATGACTCATGAACGATTTAAGGTTTTGATACTTTTTGGTACCTTGGATACCTACACATTTGTTATACTTATCAATACCGAGAGCGGTAACAGCAACAAAGAATATACCGAGTAAAATGGTTAATCCTACTTGAGGGTATCCAATTTCGGTTTCGATTTTACCGGTTTTCAATTTATTAACAACTGAAACTAGTTCTGGATCTCTAACAACAGTTAATTCAGACATATTTATAGTAGGTTCAGATTTTATTACTGGCTGAGATAATATAGGCTGGGGTACCTGATTAATTCTGGGTTGTATTGGTGCGGGTATATTAAGGGTCATAACTTTTTCGGACATCGGTAATAATGCAGCTTGACCTTGTGCTACAACCGCCTGACCTTTATCCGCAAATGCCTGACCTTTCTCAAGTGCCGCTTGACCTTTATCTGCGAGAGCCTGACCTTTTGCCGCTACTGCTGCCCCTCTGGCTTTTAAAGCTTTTGCTTTTTGCGCCGCTTTTTTTGCTGCCATAACCGCTTTCATGGTAATGATTTAATATACACATACATTATTTTAAATCTTTTGATACCATTTCTTCTATCATTTTTTCAAGTGATGTGGATCTCGGATTCCAGTTTAATTTTTGTATAGCTTTAGATGGGTCACCGAGTAATTTATCAACTTCCGTTGGTCTAAAAAATTCCGGGTTTACTCGAACGACGACTTTACCTGTCCTGGTGTCTATACCAACTTCATCTACACCTTCACCTTCGAACTTCAAATCAATATCGACGTGTTTAAATGCTATACGTACAAAATCACGCACTGATGTAGTTTCACCCGTTGCTATGACGTAATCATCTGGCTCTTCCTGTTGTAGGATTTTCCACATACACTCAACATAATCGCGTGCGTGTCCCCAATCGCGTTCAGAATTTAAGTTTCCTAGATATAAACAGTCTTGTTTACCCAAACTTATATTAGCGGCACCGAGTGTAATTTTACGTGTGACGAAGTTTTCACCTCGTCTCGGTGACTCGTGGTTAAACATTATACCATTACACGCGTACATACCGTATATTTCCCTATAGTTGACAATAGACCAATACCCCATGAGTTTCGAAACACCGTAAGGTGATCTTGGGTAGAAAGATGTATTTTCATTTTGTGGTACTTCGCGAACTTTACCAAATAGTTCCGATGTAGAAGCCTGGTACAATTTACACGTTTTAATTTGTCCCGATAATCGTATAGCTTCTAAAATTTTCAAAACACCTATACCATCGACTTCTGATGTATACACGGGCATTTTAAACGATAAACCTACGTGTGATTGTGCGGCGAGATTATAAATTTCATTTGGTTGAACAGATTTTATTGTATCGGTGAGTGCTGGTAAATCTGTCATGTCACCATAATGCATATGTAAATTTTTATGGTTTCTGTATTTAGGTTCTATAATGGTATTAATACGAGATTCGGTATAAGATGAACGTCTTTCTATACCATGAACTTCATAACCCTTTTCGAGTAAAAATTCTGCTAAATATGAACCATCTTGGCCAGTTATACCTGTAATTAAAGAGATCATATGTTAAATGAACATTTAACTCTTTAATTACATTAGAGAGTCATATAGATTATCTTTTGATTCCGGAACTTTATAATTTCCATTGGTCCATCTATTATTATCTTTTTCAACCGCCTTTATATGGAGTATAGCTAATTGTGGATGTGCCTCTAGTGTAATATGTTTTTTATGTCCTGTTACCACTTCATGTAATCCCCGAGACCATTTTATATTTTCATCATTTTTAAAAATACGACCTTGATAATCTGGCCAATTTATCCAATCAAATTCATTCACCGTAAAATCATGATCTTTATACCATTCATCAGTTGCACCTAAACACATATTAAGTCTGGGAATAACGATTAATTCCGCCTCTGAATCTGTGATAACCTGTTTAATATTTTTTATAAGTTTTTCTTTAGGCATTTCATCGGGATCTATCATAAAAATATAATCACCCGAACACTTATCAATGTGAAAATTTCTATGCGCACTAAAATCACCATCGAAATCTCGTTCACACGTGACTACATCGTTTTTAAAATGATCGATCACCTGTAAAACTTTTGGCGTTACGTGTTTCGTATCTACTAATATATTAATTTCATCTTCTACATCTTTTACCCTTTTCAGAAAAGCGATAAGAGAATATAAGTCTCTAGACTCATTACATACCATAATAGAATACGAAAGTTTCATTTCATAATTAAAGATAAATGTCTTTAAGTTTATATGACGATTCCAGAACTTATACATAAAGTTCTTATTACGGATGACGGTGAACTTCCCAAACTTCCAGAAGGAATGAAAAGAGCTTTCGAAACATGGTATAGGATGAATCCTGGGTACAGAATTAAAATATATTCGGGTAATGACTGCATTGACTACATTAAAAAACATTTCGATGAAAAAGTTCTAAATGTATATAATACATTAAAACCATATGCATTTAAAAGTGATCTTATGAGACAACTTATTTTATATAAGGAAGGTGGTTGGTATACGGATACACGAATGATCTGTCTACACCCACTCGAAATATTGGGAAAACAAAATTTTTATGCATGTATAGATACGCCACAACAACAATTATCAATGGCGAATGGATTTATAGGTGCGATACCTGGTCACCCTATTACAAAAAAGATGATTGATATTATTTTATGGAATGTAGAACATAATCATTACGGTGTAGACTGTTTACACCCTACGGGTCCTGGTGTGTATATAAATGCATGTATCGATCACGTAAGAATGTTCCCGGAAAAGTGTATGATAGGGAAACACGTGATAGAAAATGATGAACAATTTATGGATTTTGGAAATGTGCGTATGATAAAAGTAAAATACAACAACGCAAAAGGTGCCGATAATTCAGATATAAAAGGTACGAATGATTATGGTGAAATGTGGAGAAATTGGGATATCTATTCAACTTGATCGAATAATTTCAAAATGTACTCGTCCGTGTGACCAACCCAAATCTGGTGACAACCTGCAGGATTTTCAGAAACATAATCCTGTACACCGAACTCCAACGATTCTTCTCTCGTAGGTCGCGTAAGTTTGGAAATTGCAAAATAAACATCGTCAGGTTCACCTATATGTGGTTTACTTTTACATAATTTTTTCGTACTTTCAACATTTCTGAGATAGAACCCACCATTGAAAAGATAAAATATATTGGGATGATCATTGAAATTATTTTCCTTAAATTGGTGATCGGACTCTTTACATCTCGGACATGAACAATCCATTCTACATATGTTCATAAGACGATTCCCATATGGTACATAGTAATGACCACACGCCCCACCCACAATATCATAGTTGAAAAACTTGTCTGGAATCTTTTTAAAAATATATGAGTCCCATGTATTTGTGAGTACGTGTTCAAATTCAGAGAATTTATCCCAAAACTCATAACTTGTAATCAGAGTGTCATATTCCCTGACAGTCTGATTTTTTTCCATTGCTTGAATGTACCTGACATTTTCCCATTCCTTAGTCGTCTCCATGATTATTTCCTTGTTATCACCGCTATGAACTATCACTAATGTAGTATCACTTCCACCGTAAACGTTTGCGATATTCCATAAATTATATTTCAAAATGTCCATATTTCTAAACTCTATAAACATCATACATAATTTAGACGACTTCACCCATTTTGTTTTTGTAACAGATGGTTCTTTTGTTTTTGAAAATACGAGTTCTTTATAAGTTTCGAGTTTCATTTATATAAGTAGCGAATAGTTTTTAAGTTCTATAGTTATACATTAAAGAATAATATCCAATCAATCTATATATATGTGAAGAAGGTATATCTTTAATTTAAAAAAATAATATCTCAATAATCTATATGCTCGAAGAAGAATTGAAATGCATTGATGCACTTAATATAGAAAATGTTAAGAATATGGCACATCTTGAGAACATTTTAGAATTTCACAAAATACACATGTCTACCGATGATGACAAGTATATATTAGATGAATATTCGGCATGTGATAAGGTAAGTAAAGATGTAATATCGTGGTACTATCGTAATAAAAAAATACTTGATCAGATGAAAGAATGGACAGATATTTATAAAGAAGAATTAGTTCAGTATAAACAAAAGGTTTCAGATGTTAAAAACCGGATAAACGAAATGAAAAAACATTAATATAGTTTCAATATTTCAGCAACGGCTGGGTGTCGTAAGATGTCTTCATCGTCCATGATGACATGTTCGATATATTCTAATTCCAAACATTTTATTCGTTTAACAAGATCGGCAAGACCGTTTCTTGGACCTAAATCACTTTGTTTCAGGTCACCCATGACGATCATTTTTGAATTATCGCCTAATCTCGTTAAAAGCATCTTCATTTGGTTTGGTGTACTATTTTGCATTTCATCTGCTATTATAAAAGAATCATTGAATGTTCGACCTCTCATAAATCCTAATGGTTCTATACAGACGTGTTTCTCAAGTTGGTTTCTTGTAAGGTAATTTTCGAAAACATCCATCATAGGTCTCGTCCACGGTTCCATTTTTCGTTCCATTTCACCGGGTAAGTATCCAATATCTTCATCTGCCGCAACTATTGGACGTGTAAGTATGAGACGGTTACACTCCTTATTTATTAATTTTTCTGCTGCGACCTGGCACCCAAACATAGTTTTTCCCGAACCCGCTGGACCGGTTGCGATTATAATAGGTTTCGGAGACTGTACAACCCTTAAATATTCGCATTGTCCAGGGGTTTTTGGGAAGTTCATCTATATAAATTAACTTAAGGTTTTTTTTATACTAATATAATAAGATGATGCTACAAAGTATTAGATTACCATGTACTATTAAACCTGTAAAAATACGAAATGTAAAAACACGTATAAAATGTTCATCTGGAAGTGATTATTCTGAACAAACGTTCGACGATGTCGATACTGTACTTATAAAATATTTTACGTTTAGGTCCACACAATATACTTTAGGACAGGTATATGAAATGGACATGTCACCCATGAAAAGTGAGTTTAATTGGTTATGTGATTTTGCAAATGAACATAACCCAAGTTCTGGAGATGCGTTCATAGAGGCTCTATATGAAAATGGTAAAACAAATATTGCATCACGTGTTATGGAAAATAGAGAAGGTTTATTAAAACGCTGGTTATCACAAACGACTGAAACGAATGGTGAAAAATTGGGTTTAAAAATGCATAAGAAAAATATGGATATATCTCGAAACATGTTAACAAAGTCACTTGAAAAAACACCAGAACCAACTAAGTCTATGGATGAGGTATAAAGATTTTTCTCTTTTTATTGTAAGATGCAGTTTCATTTTATAGGTATTATAAGAGGTGGATATACAACTATAATAGATCCGGATGGTACACCACGTATAATATGTTTCAGTGAAAGGAAAACCGCGCGTAAGTGTATAGATTATATAACTGGGTATCGCTCCGCATATGGCGTTTGGCCCGATATGAATCTACAGGAACCCATCGCACGTATAAATGCTGATATACTCGCAAAAAAACGATCACCCGAGGAAGTAAAGAAATACGTTTATTTAGAAGAAAAGGTTAAAAGTCAACTCGATGAAATGTCGGCCGGAACAGGTATATCTTATTTTTATTGTCATAATTTCGATTATAAAGAAGATTTATTAAGAATAAATATGTCTGGACAAAAAATAGAAGGTGAAGCAGATGATAGATATTATAAATCGCGTTTGAACACGAGGTTAAAGGGTGTATGAATATATAATATAAATGTCTTTTGTTAAACAATTCGATCCGACGAAAAAAGAACACGTTGAGTGGTTACAAAAAATAGATATATCCATGTCAAAAGCAAGCAATCAAGAAAAGTATGGTAGTGTCGATTTCATGAAAATAGTAAATGATAACCCATTTGGTATTAAAATGAAAAATCCCATGGAATGGGCGGAATCACATTTTCAACTCTGTATGAAGTTTACACAAGCTGTCTTCCGAGGAGTAGCTTTCATTCCTACTCAAGGGGCGACTGATTAAGTGTGCAGAGGATCTCGTTCTGGGGTGCGTCTCTTTTGTCATCTGATGATACTCTTTGAGTGTAAAATCTTGTGGTTCAGAGTCTTCGTCCATTCGTATGAGTAAAATCCTACCCATAACAGACATATTTGTAAAGGGTCTGGGGAGTCTATTTAAATTCATCGATAATTCAAATATAGACGATTCACATGTAACTATAACAACAGATTTATCAGGCCATTGTCCTAGAAATGTGGCTTTACCCCGTAAAATTTTATAAATTTCATTTTTTTCAGGTGAAATATCTAAATCTATTTCATGAATATCATTTTTTCCCTCATTTACTAAAACTGCAAGTGTCATTCCTAGGATGTACAAATAAAAAAGTTGCTTTTAATAAATGAACAAAGTTGTCATATCATTCATTGCCCTCGTTATCGTATTCTTTATACTCAGAGAGTCTGAGTTATACACAAACCTCGTATTAGATACGGAATGGAAGGAAACACGTAACAGACCACTCACTACATCCGATCCATTTAACAAATGCTCCCCTGAATCTTTCGGCGATTGTAAAAAAGTTAAAATGCCACACTTAAGTAGAGCTTAATTTCAAGTGTATTAATATGTTATCAAGACAGTACACACTTGAAAAATATGCTGAATTACTCGGTTTATCTAAAGAAGATACAATATGTATAAATTTAGAAAAGTCTACGTATAATTCAACTATACGTAAAACGAACGAACTTGGTGATGTACCTTCTATCGATAATAGGTTTTTCGTAAACCGATACAAACATACATTTTTAAAAATTAAACACAATTTAATACATTCACCAACACTCAAAGAACGTATTTTAAACGGTGAATTAAAACCAAAAAGTGTTCTAGAATTATCTCATCAGGGTTTATGGCCAGGTGGACCATATTCAAAATTATTAGAAGAAAATATTAGACAGAATATGAAAAAGGACTGGGTTACGAATATGATTAATGATCCAGAATATAAGGGTATGTTTAGGTGTAATCGGTGTAAATCATACAAAACAACTTTTTACCAAATGCAAACACGCAGTGCTGATGAACCTATGACTGTTTTTGTTACGTGTCATAATTGTAATTCTAGGTGGAAATCATAATTTTTAGTGCGTGTTGTGTATCTGTTAAATCAGTATCCATATCACCAACAGATAAAACATAATTTAAACCGGATTCACGTTTAATCTTACCTTTATTATGTGCTGGTGTTATGACAAGTGTATCGTACGGTATACCATATTGTTTAAGTTGGTATTGAGTAATTTCCATTGTTCCTCTTACAGCTGGGCGAGCTGTAATAATAATGATTTTATAGCCTAAATATTTAGCATAATGTAATAACTTAATAATAGGAACATTTGCATTACCATTCGTAAAAATAAGAGTATCGTCTATGTCGAACATAACGGCGTCTTTTTCGCCAACTACTCTATTTTTAAGAATTGCGTCCATTTAATATACTTTAAGAATTAAAAACATCTAAAATAAAATGGAAAACCAGATCATTGACGTTGATTTTGAAGACGGTTTTAAGTCTATCGCGAAAATAGTAAAAGATGACCAGAGTGAATATGAAGTAGCGCTACTCGAATATTACGGTGATGGTGAATGGGATTTTGATACTGAAGAACCAATTCTTATTACTAAAGACTCTGTATCCGGATTCTATGATACTACAGATCTTGAAAATACAGGTTTATACGAAAAACTTAAGAATGGTATGTATGTCGAGGTAGACGAATCTGACTTTGAATATGAATTAGCCTCTTCAGAAGACGACGAATCGGAATCGGATATATCTTTAGACGACGAAGAATTTTAATATAGGTATACTATAAATGAAAAACCAATATATGTTACCAGCTTCCGTAGTCGCCCTCGTGGTTCTTTATACTTTCATGTATAAACCAAACAAAAGTGAAAAGTATTGTGGTGCGTGTGGATTAAAGTAATCTCGCTCTATAGTACTAATGGATCCCTTTAAGAAACGCGTCACGAAGAACGACAAGAAGGTTAAAAAAGGATTATATACACAAAAGTATATCAGACTTAAACAGGAGACGCTTAGTACTAATAATAAGAAAGAAGATGGCTCCGTACAACCCACCAAACACACACTACAGTCAAATGGATGTGTCAATGTATGAAGAAGACGATATTTTCAAATTTATTGGTAAAAATGGTAAAAAGTTTTACTGGTTAACGCGATACCTTGATCTTTTATACATGTGGTACGATAAGGAACGAAAAGTTATTGAACTTTGGGGACCCTATGAGTCACTTCAATACTTTTCGGCCCATCAAATTTTAGAATGTGAATTAGACCTAAGTTGTAATAAAATTTTAATAGAATAAAGTAAAATGACGAAACTCGTACCCGGATCCTTTTTATATAATATTGTATATGGTAAAAATGATAATACTATAGAAAAAAAACCCTTTTATGTTCAGAATAAGAAAGATTATTTAGAAAGTTTGGAAAGAAACTGTAAAGAAATGGGTATTCCATTTAAAAAACCATATGTTGAAGAAATACCGGTACCAAAAAAAATAAATTCTTACGTAGAAAAACATATTGATAATCTTGATCAAATTGTAGTTCATTTAAACGTATTAAAATCAGGTAAAGTTCGCGTGAAAGTATTACCTCAAATGGCAGTACTAAACGAAAAGTATTATTCTAAATATAAGATACCACCGATAAAGAGTATAATAAGTGCATTGAAAGCACTTGGATATTCACAAGAGTTTATGGATTCCATGATGGAAAAATATAAGAAACGTAATGCACTCATAGAAAAGAAATGGAAAATACTCGAGAAAATATTCGACGCACCTTCAACAGCGTCGAGAAACAAAAAGAAGAAAGCGGATAAGAAAGCCGAAGCCGAAGCCGAAGCCGAAGCCGCCGAAGCCGCCGAAGCCGCCGAAGCCGAAACGGAAGTGGTAGAAGATGAAGATCCTGAAGACGACGACGAACCAGAGGAAGACGAGGCAATTGTAGTCGATGAAGAAGGTGACGAAGAAGAAGTTGTTGAAGATGAGTACGTGTCGGATGGAGGCGATGAATAAAACTTAAGTTAGAACACTTTTTTAATAAAAATACAATTTTACAAAATGAATATATTTTTTCTCTCGATGAATCCCGAAGAGCTTGCTTATATGTACTGTGATCAACATGTAATCAAGATTCTACTTGAAATATGTCAAATGATGTATACCGCATGGTTTTACTCGGATCAAACCGAATACGTAGAATCAAATGCACCTTATACCGTAAACGGAGCACGTCGAGGGTACAAAGCTGCACATAAGAAACACCCTACAACATTATGGATATCATCCAGTATTGATAATTATAATTTTGCAGGTGAAATAGGAATGTGTCTTGCACTCGAATACAAAAAACGATTCGGTAAAATACACGCGTGTTCTAAACATATACTCTGGTTATACGAAAATAAACCTTCACACTTCGAACTTCGTGAAAGTGAAACCGCATACTACCCTATACACGATTTTAAACATGGACTTACACGAATACCGGCGTGTATGCCCGATAAATACAAAGTACCCAGTATTATTGAATCATATAAGTTATATTACACAGGTGAAAAAGAGAGTTTTGCGAGATATACTAGAGTTTAATTTAAAAATATACTATAAGATGAACTGGAAACAGTTCCGTAAACGTTTAAGAAAAAAACGTAAAAAACTACAAAAATTTATAGATAAACATCCTGTTATTATAATTATATTCTTACAATTAAGTATAATGGGGACCATGTTAACCGTATCAAAATTATTTAGTTCCCCACCCTTAAAAATCGAAAAGAAACCCGAATATGAACACCGAATATATAGTGATTTTATTAAAGGTGTTAAGAAAAACGAAATCGTTAAAGCGGAAATAAATCCACAAAGTGATATCGTATACTTCGAAGAAAAGGATGGAACCGTAGGTACGTCGTATTACACACCATCGGAAGATTTTTGGAAAACCATGTCTGAGAGTCAAGTTGATTTTGATTTAGTTCGAACACCTATTGGTGGAAGTTTTAATGATTTTGTATCGTTCGTGTTTATTACTATAGGTTTCTTTGCGATTTTTAGAATGTTTACGGGTGGTGGTATTGGACAAAGTCCTTTTTCTATGATGAAAAATGATATTGATGTGGAAAGTCAAATAACAGTGCGGTTTGATGATGTTCAGGGTATAGATAGCGCGAAAGATGAGCTCGAAGAAATTGTTGATTTTCTCAAGGCGCCAGAAAAGTACTTTGGTACCGGTGCTAAAATACCAAAGGGTGCATTATTAACAGGTAAACCAGGTACGGGTAAAACACTTTTAGCACGTGCTATAGCAGGTGAATCTTCCGTTCCTTTTATTCAGTGTTCGGGGTCATCGTTCGTTGAAATGTTTGTAGGCGTAGGCGCAAAAAGAGTCCGTGATATATTTGAATTGGCACGTGAAAACCAACCGTGTATTATCTTTATAGATGAAATTGATGCGATTGGTAAGAAAAGAAGTATGAATGGGTTTGCGGCAAACGATGAGCGTGAACAAACAATTAACCAATTATTAACGGAAATGGACGGTTTCGAGAATGAAACTGAAATTGTTGTTATAGGTGCAACAAACCGTATCGACATACTCGACGATGCGTTATTACGCCCCGGTAGATTCGATCGTAAAATACAAGTTTCTTTACCCGATGTTCACGGACGGGAAGAAATACTCAAAGTACACGCCAAAGATAAAATTTTAAGTCCGGAAGCAAGTCTTCGTGATCTTGCAAAACAAACGACGGGGTTTTCGGGTGCCGATCTCGCAAATGTTATGAACGAGTGTGCTATACGAGCCGTTCGCGATGGAAAATCTGGAATGATAACACCGGATATTATTGAAGATGTGTACCAAAGAATAGTTGTTGGTGCTAAGGGAAGTCGCTCCGTTTCTGGAGCGCGTAAGGCGCGAGTTGCGTACCACGAGGCGGGGCACGCTATTATTGGTGTACTCATGCAAGAATACGATGAAGTTCGTAAAGTGAGTATTTTACCAAGAGGGGACGCGGGTGGTGTTACGTATTTTCAACCGTCGACGGATGACGTAGGTATGTATACGAAAGATTACCTTTTATCTCAAATTAAGGTTGCACTCGGTGGTCACGCAGCAGAAGAGATCGTTTATGGACGTGAACACGTTACTACGGGTGCATCCAGTGATTTTCAACAAACATTTAACATTGCGCGTGAAATGGTGACCACGTATGGTATGAGTGAAACTATAGGTAAAATGAACATTAACCCCGATCTTATATCGCCCGTGACGGCGAATCATATCGATATAGAAATACACGATATAGTTGAAAATTGTTATACAGAAGTGAAAGAACTCCTTAATACATACCGCGTTAAACTCGAACACTTGAAAGAAATACTCGTCGAAGAGGAAATCGTCGATGGGAGTGTTGTATACGAAATGATAGCGTCATGTGATTTAAGAGACCACTTGAAATCGAAAGACGCTACAATGCAAGCATATATGGATGCGTATGATAGCTTTGAAGAAGCGAACGAGATTTAAAAAATATATTCAAATAAAGTATATGGTGGACGGTCAAGACTTTCTTTTTTTCAGTAATTTTATATTCATATTGTTCAGAGTAAAAAAAGATATTTGTTACTAATAAGATGAGAAACGTACAATTAACAAATAATGCCGAAAATTTTATAGCAGCCGAAAAATTTAAAGCTGGGGATGTAGCTGTCTATATAAAACGAAATAATCAGTATTTAACTATAAAAACATTCTTAAAATTACAGGATAGATATATGTTTGGAAATATGGGAAATTTCAATATAAATCAAGCTGAGATTTCCAACTCTATTTCAAAATTATCAAATATGAATAAAGATATACTACTTTTACATAAAAACCCATTCGATCGCCAAAGACTTTACCGAAAAGATATTGAACTTGTCAAGTTTATTTCATCGGTCGGTAAAATGTCCTTAAACAAAAGGGGGATGGTTAAGATCGGTAAACGAAAATGCGAAGGGTACAAAAAAGCTGACCTTGTTAAGGTTGCGAAAGAGGAAAATGTACCAGTAACGAAGACCGGTGGTAAAAAGAAAACGATAAAGGATTTGTGTGCCGATATGAAAGTTAAATTATCACTTTCGAAAAACAGAAACATTCTCGTCAAAGACACAAGGGAAAAACTTAACAAAATTAAAATCAAAGAGTCGAATAAAATAAAATTAAAATCGCGAATGAGTAATGGCGAAGACCCAAAAAAGATTTTGAAAGTTGCGCGTCAGCTCGCGAAGTTACAATAAAAATATGATATACTAATAAGATGAGAAACGTAAAATTAACAAATAATGTCCAAAATTTTATATCATATGAAAAATTTAAAGCAGGGGATGTAGCCATCTATATAAAACGAAATAATCAGTATATAAGTTTTGAAACGTTAAGTAAACTGATACAAATTGATATATTGAAACTTACAGGTAGTAAAGTACCACTTACATCATCCCATATACCCCTATATCTAAAAAATTTACGGGAAAACGCGGTTATTTTATCTGAAAATCCATATAATCGTCAAAAACTTCACCGAAAAGATATAGAAATCGTCAAGTTTATTTCAAACACGAAAACGAATATTAACAAATTACGAGAAAAAGTTAAAAACGCAGAAAAGGCTTATAAACTCGCAAAAATGAGAAGTAAAGCACTGGAAAACGCATCTAAAAAGAATAGAAGACCAATTGTAAACAATAATAATAAACCTAAAACAAAACGGGTAAAAAGTAAATAATGTCAGCTCGCGAAGTTACAATAAAATATAAGGTACTAATAAAACAATGCTGAACAAAGTGGTTACAATAACACTTATCATAACACTCGTTTATGGGTACTTATACTCTACGATGAAAGAAGATTTTGGGTTCTCAGACGACCCACTCGACCCATACTACTTTTCACTCATGACCATGAGTACAGTCGGGTACGGTGACTTTTCCCCAAAAACGAGACGCGCAAAAGCGCTCGTCATGTCACACCATACGGTCATATTAGTCGAACTTGCGACGATACTTAGTAAAATGACGAAATAATTTCCACACTTTTCAAAACCCGGTACTTTCGGGATTTTTAAAAATGATGATTTGATTTATTCCTGTATACCTATATCATCCCTGCATTAAATTTTTTCAATTGTTCATGTCCAGCGCCATTCGCTAGTAGTTTGTTCCTCTGTTTTTTCCTTTGTGCAGCGGCTTCCGCTACTAGTTTTTCCGTATTAGTTTGATTAAACAGGAGTTTCGGCTTCGGCTTCGCATTCGCATTCGCATTCGCTTTTATATGATTTACTAATTTTTTATACATATTTTTAATATTTCTCGCGGTTTCTGGTTTTCTATTGTTTCGGGCAGGTGGTAATCGTTGACTATTTTGTTGTAAAGGTATTAAATCTATATTCTTGATAATATCAATAAATTTTATGTTTATCAGGTCTTGAGCGGGAATTGTCAACCTCCCCCCTTGAATGAGATTAGTAGGCCCCGCTACTAAAAATTTTTTATCAAAATGTTTTTCTATAAATCGCTCAACACGTGTGATAGATTCTTTAATTTTTGGATCTCTAATTTGTTGTTTAAGTCCTGGGGCTGACAAATAAACACTGTTTAGAAAAAAGTGGGCGTCGTATATAGATTTTGATGTTTGATTTATTCCCGCATACCTTAATCCACCCTCGATAATCTTAGGATTTTTTACACCTGCAACAGTTGCCATTCCAAAATCTATAATTACAGCTTTAACTCCTCCATTGTTAAATGTGTATTTTTTACCCGAATTTACAGGATATTCTATGGTTAAATCTTTTTTGTCATCTTTAACTATCAATATATTATTTTGATGTAAATCGTGGTGTCTGAACGATGGTATTCTATCATTTATTATATACAAAGTGTATAAAACTTGTGTTATTATAGATGCCATTTGAATTTCCGAATTAGGTATAAAATCTCCAAGTGGGACACCTTTTATAAGATTACTAAACAAATACTCACTATTCTTACAAATTTGAAAACCATATGAACGTTGAATTCTTTCCTTAGCAAAAAATGGTATACTGTTTCGTAAAACACGTGTGGTAGCATATTCAATTTGAGATTCTTGATCATCACTTCGTCGTTTTTTCATTTCCTTAACAACAAATGGTATCATTTTTCCATTACTTGCATAGGCTTTATACGCTGTACCATACACCCCACCTCCGAGTTTGTTTTTTTTACTATTTATTTGTAATTTTAAACCAACCTGTGTCATGTTACATTTAGCCACATTTGCTGTGATAGATTTCAATTTTTGTTCAATTATATCCTTATTATTGATCACCATTATTATAATACATACATTTTTATTTAGGGGTCCGACCTGGTGTTCGGGTAAACGTGACCCAAATATATTTCCACACTTTTCAAAACCCGGTACTTTCGGGATTTTTAAAAATGATGTTTTGTATTATAATTTATTATTTAGCTGGTTATTCACAATCACCTTATAAAAAAACCCAGGTCATAGTATAGATGATAACTCGCGCAGAAAGGATTAAATACATCAACAGTCTTCGTCTAAATGACACACAGAAGAATAAATTTCGTCGTACGAATTTAAACACGAACACCATTAAAAAAGTTGTTAATGCGGTGAGGGGAAGTCGTGAACGGAATGTACAAATAAATGGGATATTAAATGCATTGTTAAGACAAAACCGGGGACCTCTTAACAGTTTATTAAATGAATACAAAAAGCGTCCTCTCGCAGCCCGTGGTGTGATCACGCCTCAATCACAGCCCACACCTGCACCCGCCGCCAATCGAAATAGACGTATAGGTGCTGGTTTTAGCGAAGGAGCGAGCATGTCTCCAGGTGATTTGTACGAATTTTTTCAGCTTATGAAGGAGTATAAGGAAAAGAAGGGCAATGTTACCAGAACCAATGCACCACCTATGCCGATTTTGAAAGAGATGTATAAGTACAAAACGAAAATGTGTGAATTAGCAAGGTATCCTTACACGGGTAATATACCATTGTTTCGTGATAAAGTTGATCTTGTTCGTTCTTTATGTGCGAATGAAGGTGGAAATTACATAAATTTCCCTACTCTCAATCAACCCAATATTAATAAAACAAATGAATTGATGAATATGTGTCGTATAACCGAATTTGAGAAACTAATGAGGAGTGTGCGAAATAACAGAGGTATGTCGAATACCTATATTTTAATTAAAATAAATTTGGTATATGATAGGTTCTTACGACTTCTCAAAGATGTAGATGCTGAAGTAGCTCTACGATTGTATGTGAAAGATCAAAGTTCACAAAATTTAAAGACATATATTCAAACACTTTCACCTAATATACAAAGGTCCTTGACAGAAAATGTTTCGAATGACTATAGGTTACTCATCAACAAATTAAACAAACGTGTTCGAAACAAAAAACATAACCCAATTCCAGTCGCCGTGTATCATGGACCCGCAAACCACAATACACTTTCGGTAGCTTCCATGAAAAAGATACTTCGAAATCCAGACGTCATCAAGAACTTCACTGAAGGGTCTTTGTTTCTCAAATATCTGAATGAACACATACCCAGTGGTGGAACGGGTGGTTGTAAAATGAGAGGAGATGTTGATGGATGTCTATTGCGTCGCCGCGTTGTTTTTGGTAAGCCATACCCGTCATCTAGTACGGGTGTAAAAGCTATCCAAACCGCAATTTCTGCTATAAATCATGGTCGCATACACAGACTCAAAACATTCTCTCAGAATGGTAATCGTCTCAATCGTGTCGGTGAACCGAAGAAAAACTTTACGACCTTTGATATCCTAAAAAAATATATGAACACCATGAAAAACAAAAGTGTGCGTAATATACCCCTATTCACATCACCTACAAACAAGTTACTCGAATTGCAACGGGGTAATAGAGTTGCGGTGAAGTTTGATGGTACCAAATTGGTTAAGTTTGATGGTACTGAAAACCCCCACATCTTATGGACAACTTTTGGACTTCACTTGGATGAAAGGGGTAAAGCGTACAATTTTTTCGATTTCATTAATTTCATTTATGATCGTGACAATGGAAGTGTAAACAACATTGGAAGTTACATGCGTCCAAGAGGTAAGATGGGTATGAATTACATTATTCAGCTAGACTCGAAAACTCTTGATTATTTACACAATAAGTACTTCTTCACAAATTTTACTAGTCAGGAATATAAAAATGAAATCATTGAAAAATTAACTTCGTGTCGCGGATAAATCTAAATGAACCCGAACATTCAAACAATATTTTTTTTACATAAAGAAATAGTGCGTGTACAAAATATATAAAATGACTCAAGCAATCGGTATTGATTTAGGAACAACGTATTCGTGCGTCGGCGTCTGGCAAAACGACCGCGTAGAAATTATCGCGAACGACCAAGGGAATCGAACGACCCCATCGTACGTCGCGTTTACGGAAAATAATGAACGTCTTATCGGGGACGCGGCGAAGAACCAAACAGCCATGAACCCCAAAAATACAGTTTTTGATGCAAAGCGTCTTATCGGAAGAAAGTTTTCGGATCAACAGGTCCAAGACGATATGAAAGATTGGTCGTATAAGGTTATCCCCGGTGCTGCGGATAAACCCATGATTGAAGTTGATTTTAACGGTGAAACGAAACAGTTTGCGGCTGAAGAAATTTCATCGATGGTTCTTACCAAAATGAAAGATATCGCGGAATCGTATCTCGGTAAGAAAGTCACGGACGCGGTCGTAACGGTCCCGGCCTATTTTAACGATTC